GTTTAAATCAGCAGCAGTAGTCAACTCATTTCTAAAGTTACCGCCACCAGTAGTAGGATGGTCTGTAGCACAAAGCTCTTTTCCATCTCCATAAGTGACCGTACTATCAAATGCGTTGTTCAAAACAGCCGCAGCTTTCACTTGTTTAGTATTCGCCATAGACCTTGCTAATGCACGAGTGTAACGACTAGAAAGACGATCATAAAGATTATCTTCTACCGCTTCCTCGGTGATAGCAAATGCTAACGCAATAGTCTCATGAGTATAACGAGCCGTGAATGCTTCGTTTGCAGAATCAAAAGAAACCGCAGCACCCTCTCCTTTAACAGGAGCCTGTCCAAAACCAGCTAACATTACTTCTTCCTCAAAAGCTCGGTCAGAAGTTTCTGTTTCGTAGATTTCAGAATGTTGGTTGTCGTATCTATCATACTCAAGTCCAAATAAAGCGTTTAGTCCTGGTTCTAGTTCTTTTAGAAGTTGTGATCTAGTTATTGCCATTACATTCCCTCCTATATACCAGCACCAGTACCGTTAGCATTATAACGATAAAAGTGATTGTTTAACATTACTATTACTTTTCTACCAGCAACAGTAGCATCTGCATTTGAGGGTGAATCCTCAAAACCAATAACTCTTAAATTAAGAGTATTAGTTGTATTCAGAGTACTAACTGCTAACTCGGCTGAGGATTTACCAGTAGTGTCGTCTCCTGATGTTCCACTAGAAAAGTTTGCATTAGCGTGAACTCCTGCTTGAGTCATAGCTGCATCCGCATTAATCAAAAATAATTGATCAGGGTTTGCAGAAATCAAAGCAGTTGCTGCTGTACTTGATTTTACAGCGGAAGTTCCAGGCCACTTATTAGCGAACTTGGTATCTCCGTTTAAATCAATATACTTGCAGCCAATAAACGCTCCGAGTAGAGGAACAGTACCACCAGCGGCAGCTCCGACAATATCTACCAAACCATTTGCTAGAGGAATTACTGGGGTTCCTTCATAAATCGTACTTGAAGTACCAGCAGTTCCTGTGGTTTGTATATCGAATGTCATCACACCATTTGAGTTTGTTCCCGCACCGAGCATCTTATAGGGTCTAAGCCCAAAAGCAGCATCTATATTTGCCATTTTCTCGATCCTTTCAAATCAAATTAATATTAATCAGAGGCTTTTTTGCCTCCAAAAGTTATTTTACTCTGCCTTTCAGGTTTACTGATTGGCATTGATGGATGATTTTCCCTCATTAAATCATTATCGACAGCGGTCATTTGATCCTCAGTCTTTTTTTCAAAAAACTTTTTTCTCTCTTTAGCTGATTCAACTGGGAATCTTGCCAAAACTAATCCACCCACACCAATCACTCCAGCGTGTTTGCCGTCTTGAATAGTGGGAGCTTCAAAATCTGGGTATTCATCTGCACGAACAAGTTCAAAGCCTTCGCGTAGGCGAGCAGAAAGATTCTTTTTATCATCGAAACCCATTACAGATTCTCTTATCCAACGATGAATAAATCCTTCAGGTGCGGGGGGTGCGTCTAAACTAGACGGTGGTCTCCAAGGTTTTCTTCGAGACTGTTTTTCCCTAGTTTGGGAAGTGCGTGGTGTTTGATCTACCATAGTAGTTTCTCCTCACGAATTAGTGTTAACATTTCGCTCAGCTTGTAGTTTTAATACTTGCTTTGCGTATTGTTCTGGTGAGACACCTAATTTCCTAGCAATCGCTAGTTCAGAATGTGTCAACTTAACTGATTTCTTTTTTGTATTACCAGAATTTCTACTTACTGAAGCAACAGCAGGACCTGAATTTTTTGTATTCGGTTGTTCTGTAGCTTCTTCTTTAAATTTTTGAGGCCATTGTTCCCTCATTCTCTTATCCATTTCTTCATAATATTCATCAGAAGTACCGTCAAATCCCTCTGCTTGTATAAGTTGTTTATGAATATTAAAAGCTGTAAGAGTCATAGGTTCATCCGATCCAAACCACTTATTCTTTTCTCCCCAAGCCAATGCCTTAGGGTCAGGCGGTGGTTGTTGAGGTTGTTGAGGCTGTTGCATCGGTTGTTGAGGCTGTTGCATCGGTTGTTGAGGTGCCTTTTGTTTTTCTTGCTCTTGTTTTATGTACTCAAGTCTATTATTGTCTTGTGCCAAATTGGCTAGTTCTGTTTGTACCTTAACTTGCGTATCTGTATCCCCAGATTCAATCGCTTGTTTCAGTTGAGTTTCTAACGCACCTTTTTGTATGGTTACTCTGTTTTCTAATTCTTTTACATAATTAGTATCGATTTGTTGTGTTTGAGCTTTTATGTTCGCTAGTTCTTGTTTAGCAGACTCAGCAAATTGAAGGGCAGCTTTTTCTCTTCGCTCGTGCTCTTTCATTTTCGCAGTGAGTTTGCCTATTCGTTTTTGAACTTTTTCGCTATACTCATTCAGCTCTTCTTCTTTGTTTTTTGTTTGTTCTTCTGTAGCAACGGTAACTTCTTCTTTTTCCTCAGTTACTTCTGCTTTTTCAGTTTTATTAGTTTTTTCTTGTTCTAAAGGAACTTCAATTGTTTCTTGTTCTTTTATTTGTTCTGCTGTGTTTTCCTGCATTATATCTCCATAATGTTAAAATTGATGTATTATGTCCTCTGGGTCTTTGACAGTAGCTAAAATTTCATCATCGTTTAAGATTCTAACTTCGCCACCCTCTATTTTAAAACGACTACCAGCATATCTACCAAAAATAACCCAATCCTGCTCCTTACACCAAGCACCAGTTTCTCCAAATTTTTCTTGATCTTTATATGCTAGAGGTCCAACCTTTAAGACATAACCGCAAACAGTAGCTACTGCTTGAGTGTCGACAGTTTTCTCAGGTAAGTAAACACCACCTTTTGTTGTGCCTTTACCTCTGTATGGTAAGATAAGTATTCTCCATCCTGTCGGGGTTGGTAATTTTTCCAAAGATGTTTGTTCGTCTTGCTTTGCGAATCTTTCTGGAACTAATAATTTACCCATTTTTTTCTTCTCTTTCTAGCAGGTCTTTTAACTCCTGTTCTATTATAACGAGCTCTTGCAATTTTGCACGGAGCTCTTTAAAAGACTCGAAGTCGTTAACAGGACCATGACATATGGTTTCTCTTATGTCCTCTTGTCTCTTGCGTATTATCTTAAGTGATTTATCGTAAAAGTAAAGTGTTTCCATAAATTATTTTGTAAGTTTCTTATGTTTCTCAAATGATCTTAAACCGCCAAGTCCTAACATTCCTAGTAAAACAGTCATTAGCGTGTCCATATCAAAAGTAGGTATTTCCATTTTTAAACCAAATAAAGCTAGGAAAAATATAAGAAAAGGTTGAATAATAAAATGATAACCCATAGCCAAAGTGCAAATCCACCCACAAGCAGGACGCCATCCAGCAATCCACCAATGTCTAGATTTTGCTTCTTCTTTATTTATATCCATTTGTGCTTTAGCTATTTCATGAGCCTGTTTGTCAGCCATTGTTGCTATTTCATGAGCTAATTTGTTTTTCTGGTCTTTGTCCTCAATAAATTTATCAAGTAAACTTGTAACTGGTCCTATAAGTGCTGTCAACATTTAAAATACTCCCTTAAAATCTATACCAGCCAAAGAAGCACCACCGCCTCTAGAAACATTAGCGTTAGCCATCCTATTTTTTGTTTTGTCGAGGACTGCTTCACCGCCTCCACCAAACTTGACAGATAATTTATTTTTTCTTTTATTCTTTGAAACATTTTCTTGTCCTTTCATAAGTTTTCCTTATTTTCGTGTTCTTTCTAAAGCTATTTGAGCTCGCATATTTGCTATATCCTCAGTAGATTGTATGCGTTCCCTAGCAATAGAACCTTGTTGTTGTGTTTTTACTTGATCTTGTTTTAATTTTTGTTGCTCATTGAACGCATCTGTTTGTTGTTCTTGAGCACGAAGAGCAAGTTCTTGTTGTTTTAACGCCACCAATGGTTCTTGGTCTGGTTGCGGAGGATTCTTTTGTAAATAATCAAGCATTAACTGTGATTGTATTTCTGCTACCTTTGAAGCAACAAGATCTGGGTTTTGTTGTTCCTGTGGTTGTAGTTGTTGAGCAGCCAATACTTGGGCTTTCAAACCAATATGTTCAAAAATATGTTTTTCTAAAGTAAGTAAAACTGCTGGTTGCATCTTAGCAACCTTTGATTGCATATACGCCAAATGAACAGCGATATGAGCATCGTGGTTTTGCGTAGGGTATGCCTGTAATTTAGTTTGACCAGCCGCAGCAACTGATGCGTCTTGGTTTTCTTGTGCTGGGTCTCTAGGTGCAGGAACCATACGAGGTTTTAATATTTGATCCACATTTTTTACACCTAACGCCTCATACACACGACGGTATGATTCATAAAGATTGTGTAAATCTGGTGCTGCACTCGCAAGTTTTAACTGTTCTTGTGCTAAAACTACTCTTTGCGACATACTAAAAATATTTGGGTCACTAACTGGTATGATATCTATACGAGCATCAAAATCTGTAGTCTTCACTTGTGCATCAACACCAACAGGGTAAGGGTAAGGGTTTGGATCTTGTCCAAATAACCGTGCTAATAACTTCAATTCACTTTTCAAACTAGCGTGTAATCGTTTATGAACAGCAGAAATTATTCTAGCTCCCCTTTCTAACAACGCAATAGTTGTACCGACTGGTGTTTCTTGGTTTCCGTCTCCTACACCAATATCAGTTGTTCCAATAAACCGTTGAGCTGACTGTACAACAAAGCCCATTAACTGAAACAGCGTTCCTGAAGGTTCTTTGTAAGGTAAAGCCATCAAACTTGTGCGTAAATCACCTCCTGGAACATCAACATCTCTAAATTCTCCAGGTTGTAAGGGTTCCGAGTCATCAGCTATGCGTAAACCCCTCGCTTTAAATCCTGCTGGCATATTTGATAGCGTTCCTGCGTCAATTAATTGC